ATCCAGACAGTAAAATGTATGATGTTATGAAGTCAGGTGCAATGGCTAGAAAAGAACCGCTTATTGTAATAATAACTACTGCAGGACTTGATTATGAAGGTACTGCTTGTTATTCCGAATATCAGGACTGTTGTAACATATTGGATGACGTTATAGAAAACGAAGCATATTTTGTTATGATCTGTGAACTTGAAAAGGATGATAATCCTTTTGATCCTGGTGTATGGCCAAAAGCTAATCCTGTTTTATGTACATATCCAGAGGGAATAAAATCAATGGCAGACAATGCAAAACTTGCAAAGGAATCTGTTGATGAGAATAAGCTTCTAGAATTCAAAACTAAAAACTGTAATATTTGGGTAGCTGGTGGGGAAAAGAAATATTTAGATATTAAGTATTGGAAAAAATGTCAAAGAAAAATTAGTCTAGAAGATTTAAGTGGCATGGATTGTTATTTAGGTATTGACTTATCAAAATCAGGAGACTTAACATCATGTAGTTTTGAATTTCCATTTATTCAAGATAGCATTAGAAAATATTTTATTCATTCACATAGTTTCATACCTGATTTAGTAGTTAAAGAAAAAATGAAAACGGATAATGCTAATTATGAATTATGGATTAAAAATGAATTACTTACAGCTACTACCGCAAACGAGGGTCTAATAACTGACTACTGGGAAATGATTAACTACATTGAAAAATTAAAAAAAGATTATAATTTAAACATAAGGCAGATTGGATATGATGCTCATAATGCATCAATGTTAGTATCTGAATTAGAAAACAGAGGATATGAATGCGTCCAAATAGCACAAAGTTGCGCAAAACTTGATGAGGCTACAGTAAGTTTTAGAGATTTAATAAAGGTTGAGCAGATTGTTCATGATGGAAACAAGCTACTTACATGGTCCATGAACAACTGCGAAACGGATAGTAATAGTTTTGGTGAAATAAAAATATCTAAAAAAAGCAAGTTCAAGAGAATAGATCCTGTAGCAAGTTCTATATTTGCTCACAAACTTGGCATGCAGCATTGGAATGAATTAGATTTAACTAAACAAACAGAGGAATATTTAAAAATAATGGGATGGTAGGAGGTGAAATTTTGAATGTATTAGAAAAAATGAAAGTAAAAATAAAAATGAAAATAATGAATATGCTTGTAACGCCTAAGACATATGATATGCAAGATGAAGAGTTGCTTGAATGGCTTGGAATTAGCAGAACTTCTAAAAGCTTAGTAAGTGAAGTTACTTATTTCACTTGCTTAAAGATGCTATCTGAAACATTAGGTAAAATGCCTATAAAGTTTTATCAGGAAACAGAACAAGGAATAGTGAAAGCTAAATCAAATCAAGCACACAAATTATTAAGTATTCGTCCTAATCCTTTGATGACACCTTCTACATTTTGGTCAACTGTTGAACAAAATAGAAATCACTATGGAAATGGATATGTTTGGATTAGAAGACAATTTAAAAGAGCAAAGTATGGAGGCAGCTATGAAGTAAAAGATTTTTGGATTATGCCATCAGACCAAGTACAAGTTTTAATAGATGATGCTGGGTGTTTTGGTGATAAAGGTTCAATATGGTATCATTATACTGATAATTATTCAGGTCAAAGCTATGTGTTTAGAAATAGCGAAGTGCTACATTTTAAAACATCATATAGTTTCGACGGTATATTAGGTATACCTGTAAAAGACATATTAAAAACCACTGTAGAAGGCGGTTTAGAAAGTCAAAACTTTATGAATAACTTATATAAAAGTGGATTAACTGCTAAAGCTGTACTTGAATATACAGGAGATTTAAATCCAGAAGCACAGAAAAAACTAGTAGCAGGTTTTGAAAATTTTGCTAATGGTTCAGCAAATACAGGGAAAATCATTCCTGTACCACTTGGCATGAAGTTAGTGCCACTTGATATAAAACTTACTGATAGCCAATTCTTTGAACTGAAAAAATTTAGCGCTTTACAAATTGCCGGATCATTTGGAATTAAACCTAATCAAATTAATGACTATGAAAAATCAAGTTATTCTAATTCAGAAATGCAACAATTGAGTTTCTATGTTGATACAGAACTATTCATATTAAAGCAATATGAAGAAGAATTAATTTATAAAACATTAACGGATGAAGAGCTCAATAAAGGGTTCTTTTTTAAATTCAATGAAAAGGTAATTTTAAGAACGGATAGTAAATCACAGATGGAGTCTTTATCAAAGGCAGTTAATAATGGAATTTATACTCCAAATGAAGCTAGAGAATTCTTAAATAAGCCATCTAAAGAAGGTGGGGATGAATTAGTTATGAATGGAAATTACATTCCAATTACTATGGTAGGAAAACAATACGACAAAGGAGGTGAAAAAGGTGCCGGAAAAGAATAAAAAGTATTGGGAGTTTAAAAATAAATCAGAAGATGAAGCAGAACTATATTTATACATAGAAATAGCCTCATGGGGAGGTGGAAATTATGCTCATTCAGCCCAAAGCTTTAAGAGTGAACTTGATGCTCTAGGAGATATAAAGACCTTAAACGTATACATAAACAGTCCAGGTGGAGATGTATTTGAGGGTATTGCAATATATAACATGTTAAAGAGGAAGGCTAAAAGTTGTGATTTAAATATTTGTATTGATGGTATTGCAGCTAGTATTGCATCTGTTATTGCTACAGCCGGCAATGTCAAAATGCCCAAAAATGCTATGATGATGGTGCACAATGCATGGAGTTATACTTATGGTAATGCAAAAGATTTAAGAGAAACAGCTAATGCACTTGAAAAAGTAGATAATTCTATTAGGCAATCATATTTGAGCAAAGCTGGAGACAAGTTGGATGAAAAAACTATAATAGAACTTATGGATAATGAAACTTGGTTGACGGCTCAGGAATGCTTTGATTATGGCTTGTGCAATGAGATTTTAGAAGAAAAACAAATAGCAGCCAAGTTTGATACTTCTTTACTAAAAAATTATAAGTATGCTCCTGATATATTTGGAGTTGGAAATCTTAAGAATGATAAAAAAGAAGAGGAGGTAAATGATAAAGAAATTAAAAATGATTTAAATGCTGAAAAGACAAAACTATTAATGGAATTAGACTTGATCTAGTTCTTTTTTTACACGAAAAAATAATGAAAAATAAAAAGGAGAAAACAACATGAATAAAAAATTATTAGATATGCTTAACAAAATAAACGCTAAAAAAGCAGAAACAAAACAATTGATTGAGGAAAACAAAATTGAAGATGCTAAAGTAGCCAAGAAAGAGTTAGAAGATATGCAAGTAGCTTTTGATATTGCTAAGGACTTGTATGATGAAGAAAAAGAAGACATAGAAGATAAAATTGATAAAGGAGAAGCAAAAAAAGTAACTGATAAAAAAGATAACGTAGTTAACGCTTTTGTAAATATAATAAAAGCTGCAGTTTTGAGAAAGCCTGTAAATGCAGATGACTTAATAATATTAAATCAAATGGATGAAAGTGATCCAGTTGGAGGAGAATCTTCGGGAGGAGTAACAGTTCCTAAAGACATAAGAACAAAAATCAAAGAGTTAAGAAGAAGCGAAGACGCTCTTGAAAACCTAGTAAATGTGGAACCAGTAACTACTTTATCTGGTAGCAGAGTAATAGAAGTAAATGCTGACCAAGTACCTTTCGACAATGTAGAAGAAGCAGCACAATTTCCAGATGTGAATACACCTGAATTTATTACTATTGATTACAAAGTAAAGAAAAAAGGTGGTATCTTAAAAGTAACTAGAGAGTTATTACAAGATACAGCCGAAAACGTGATTGGATATTTGAAAAAATGGATATCTAAGAAGTCCAAAACAACTAGAAACTTCTTGATTCTGTCTCAACTTAATACAAGCTTTGGAACTGCTGTTGTATCAATTGTAGATATAGATGATTTAAAAGACGTTTTTAATGTAACATTGGACCCTTCAATTGCTTTAGGCTCTAAGGTATTGACTAATCAAGACGGTTTTAATTGGTTGGATAAACTAAAAGATCTTGATGGTAAATATATATTGCAGCCTAATCCTGTAGATGCTACACAAAAGTTATTGTTTGGAAGATACTCTGTTATTGTAGTTTCAAATAAAGTATTAAAATCTACTGAAGTAAAAACAGAAGCAGTTTTAACAGGTTATAAATATCCTTTATATATGGGAGATTTTAAAGAGGCGATAACAATCTTTGATAGAGAGACTTTGTCAATAGAATTTTCTACAGAAGCAGGAGACTTATGGGGTAAGGATCTAACAGGAGTAAAAGTAAGGGAAAGACTTGATATAAAAACAGTTGACAAAGAAGCTGTAGTTAAAGGTGAAGTAACGATTACATTATAAAAGGGGCTGTGAAAAGCTCCTTTTCCTTTTAAGGAGTTGATTTAATGGATTTAGAAGAATTAAAACTATTTTGCAGAGCAGATGGAACTGATGAAGATACTTTAATATCAGAATTGCAACTAGGAGCAGAAGAATATTTATTAAATGCTGGTGTAAATAAAGATTATACTAAAAAACTTTATAAACTAGCGATAAAATTACTTGTAAATCACTGGTATGATAATAGAGATTCAGTATTGATAGGAAGCATTTCAAAAAATATGGAGTTTTCTCTAACCAGTATTATTACTCAACTCAAATATACTCAAGTGGATGTGATTACAATATGAACTTAACTAGTAAATTAAATTGTAGGATTGATGTATATGGAAAAGTTGAGACTAAAAACGCTCTTAAAGAAAAAGAATATGATTATTCTAAATTAAAATCTGTATGGGCTGAAATTCTTCCCCAAAATGGAAGCTTGCAAAGTAGTGAAATAAATGTAAAATATGCAAATATTAGTCATAAAATAACAATTAGAGAAAAAGTAATATCTAATTTAAGTAATGATATGTATTTTATGTTTAAAGGGCAAAGATATGATATAGAATATTTTAATCCCAACTATAAACTAGGTGATAGGATAGAAATATTTTGCAATTTGGTTGTGGAATAATGGCTATTGACGTTGGTTTTGACGTATCTGAATTAGATGAGTATAGTTTAAAGCTTTTAAAACTTGCTGAAAAAACTATGCCTAAAGAATGCAATAAATTTATGAAGGCTGAAGCTAGTAAGTTGAATTCTAAAGCAAAAAACAAGGCTAGAAAAGAAGTAAAAAAGAAAACGGGCAATTACATGAAGGGTTTTAAAAAGGGAAAAAAAGTATATGAATATGGAGATACAAAATATAACATAAGAGTATACAATAGTTCTCGTCATGCTCATTTGATTGAAAATGGACATGAAATAGTTGCACATGAGGCAGGTAAAGAAAAATTAGGTTTTGCAAAAGGTAAATTTGTTTTAGAAAATGCCAGTAGAGAGTTTGAAAGTCAATTTGAAAAAGATACTTATGATTTTGTTGATGTTTTATTAGA